GCCGTCGTCTGCTACCACTGTTTATGTTCGCGGATACCGCAACGCCGTGGAGTTCGGTGGGAACACGGCGGTCTACCGTACGGCTATTGCCGATGCTGACACACCTGATTTGCCCGACCCGTTCGACAACGTGCTGTCACTGTACGGTCTTTACCGGGCGTACCAGCAGCAGGAAGATCCGGGGCTGGCAAACCAGTACTTTACGTTGTTTACCGCAGAGTTGGACAATCTACGGGCACGGTACGAAGATTTTCCCTCTCCGCAGCCTGTGGTGTTGAACTCGCGGCGGGTGTCGCGTTGGCGGTCACAGATGATCCTGCCCGCCCGTCTGCGCTATTCTTGGGAGTAGCCAGTGCCGCTACAGATGTCTCCGCCGAAGGTTTCGGCCACCGACCAGCCCTACCGTTACGACGAGAAGTCGGACTTCAAGGGTGGTTTGAACCTGCGCGCCGACCAGTTCAACATTGCGGAGAATGAATCCCCTGCGTTGTTGAACGTAGACGTGGACCCGCGTGGCGGGGTGCGCCGCCGGGATGCTGTAACCAAGATCAATAGCACAGCGTTGGACGACGACATCGTAAACCTGATAAGCCACTACGAAGAGGGGCAGAATCAGGTTTTGGCTGCCGTGGCTACTGCCACGGAAACAAAGTTGCTGTGGAACGACGACGTGACGGGGGACTTTGATGGAACCGTGTCGTATGGCGGCACTGACGTGCAGTTCGACACGACGCAGCCGCCACGGGGGGTCACATTCAACGGTTACACGTACATTGTCAACGGGAAGTTTCTGACCAGCACGGGGCACACCGCGTATTCTGTGGTGCGGTGGAGTGGCGCTGATGGTTCCACCGCTTTGGCGACACCCGAGATTGACGGATCTGACGGACACTTTCCCAACGCCCGGTATACGACCACATGGGCCGAATACATTTGGGTCGCCTACACGTTGGAGGAAGGCACCACTCACAAGAACCGGGTGCGCTGGTCGAAGGTCAACGACGCAGAGAACTGGACAGCCGCCGACTATATCGACATCGACATCGGGGAGGATGGCGACCACATAACGGCCATTATTCCCGACGCTGACCGGTTGCTGGTCTTCAAGGAGAACAGCATCTACGCGATCTACGGGTTCAGCAGCGACTCGTTTGAGGTCAGGAACATTACACGCACGGCGGGATGCCGGGACGGCAGCCAACCAGTGGCAGCCACGGCAGGTATCTTCTTCTGGTACGCGGAGGAAGGCATCTATCTGCTGTCCTATGATGCGTTGGCTTGGGCGTTTGAACGAATCAAACCAGCCATGACCTATGACGTGGGGCAACCTGCGTTGACATTGGGTACTGCCCCGTCGCTCATGTGGTTTGATGAACGGCTATGGGTGTCGGTGGACTACCAGTCCGACGACAATGTTTCCGGGTCCAACCAGAACAACCGCCGCAATGTGTTCGTATGGGACCCGTCGTTGACGGAAACAGGGGCGTGGATGCGCCACGACATAAACGCACGTTCTCTGCTGGCGTACCGGCCTACCGGCGACACCCACCTTGGGATCGCTGCTACGTCTGTAATCACCGATGTTGCAGAGTTCAACAGGATCTCCAAGTTGGATCAGAACGCCGACGTGGACGACTACGGGGCTGGTTCAGCGGACGAAATCGTTTCCTACTATCAGACTGGCTGGTTTATCGGGAACCGTCCCACATTCCCGAAACGGTGGGGGAAAACCCGGACAGTGCTGTTGGCGGACAACAATCTGCGAATCTACATGTACATCTACAAGGACTACGACTTGAGTGGGTGGGTGAGTCCGGCTTATTACAAGGATATTACGGGGATGGATTCCCCGGCGACATGGGATACGGACCCGTCGGGGTCTGGTGACGGCGTGTGGGACACGTCCGAATGGCAGGCGGCGGGCACTTCTGACCGCTATTTGTTTGCCCGGTGGCCGACAGTTGGGACAGCACAGGCTATTAGTTTGAGGTTTAAGGTTTCTCCCTCTGTCTCCAAGCGGGGCAAGTGGGGGGTTACTTCGATCATCGGAATGTACAGGACGCGGAGGTTGCGGTAGTGGCTGCTTTGGCCAAAACGTATTCGTTCACTGCTGGGACGGCGATTGTCGCAGCGGAGGTCAACGAGAACTTTGACGATGTGGTTGATTGGGCTACGGGTACGCCCACGTTGTCCGCGTCGGGGTCTGCTACGACTGTCAGCGGCACGTTGGCGGTTACCGAACAGGCCACGTTCAGCGATCAGGTGTACTTGAACGGCAGTACGCAACGGATCTGCTATGAGGGTTCCACGGCTGACGCATACGAAACATTTATTGCTGCTACGGATGCTACGGCGGACAGGACGATCACGTTTCCCGACGCTACGGGCACCGTTGCTTTGCATGGTGACGGTAACGCCAGCAGTATTATCTCAAACTCAGTATTCAACTAAGGAAAGACAAACATGGCAACATACTCAAAGATCCTGCTGTCAGACAGCACCAGCGGGAAGAATATCTCCGTAACCGGTGCCAACACGGGTGCAGCGGTGGACATTCACGACGCTGTGGCCGGTGCGTCCGACATAGACGAAGTATGGCTATACGCCTGCAACACGTCTGCCGCTGACGTGGTACTCACTATAGAGTACGGTGGCACCACCGATCAGGACGACTACATTGAAACGACCCTGACTGCCGATGGCGGCATGACACTGGTGGTGCCGGGTTTACTGTTGAACGGTGGTTTAACCATCAAGGCGTGGGCTGCTAGTGCCAACGTCGTCAACATCAACGGTTACGTCAACCGCATTACCGCCTAGCAGATGTTCCGTCAGGACCGGGCTAATCCGGGTACGCGGGTATCCCAGTGGAAGGGACGCCACGATACGGCCAAGGGCTGGCCGGGAACGCGTGTGTCCACTTGGACGAACGGTGGCCTGTTCGGCGCTGTTCCGCTTGTCGCTACGGGCGGGATCATCACGCAGTACGTCGATTCTGGGACGACGTATCGGGTTCACACGTTCCGTGGTTCAGGCGAATTTGTCGTGGCTTCTGGTGCGGCCAACGTGGACTGGCTGATCATCGCAGGTGGCGCAGCAGGCGGTGACGGGGGTTCAGGGAAAGTCACGGGCGGCGGTGGTGCTGGTGCTTTGAGGACAGGAACAGCCTTCGCAGCCAGTGTCACCTCAGGCGACAGCGGAACAGCCACCCACACGATCACCGTGGGGGCAGGCGGGAACCGCACCCCCGGTTACACATCGGTAAGCGATGGTGTCTCGTCTGTTGCCCTTGGGATGACGATCACGGGCGGTGGCCGTGGTGGGTATGGACCCTCCAACGGGATCAACTCCACGGACGGGTCTGGTGGGGGCGCTGGTGGAGAAGCCAGCGACTACTCGTACACGGGTGGTACGTCGGGAAGTTATGGCTTTGACGGGGGCGATGCGAACGGCACGGGGTCCTACTATCTCGCTGGTGGCGGTGGTGGCGCAAGTGCTGTCGGTGCCGACGCAACCACATCAGTGGCGGGCAATGGTGGCGCAGGAACGACGGGCTACGGAATCACGGCAACCACCCCGACTTACGCTGGTGGTGGAGGCGGTGGTGCTTACGCTGGATCGGCTGCTGTGGCAACAGGTGGTTCAGGTGGTGGAGGAACGGGTGCGTCGGACAGCGTGGCCACTGATGCCACTGGGGCGGTTCCGAACACGGGGTCTGGCGGTGGCGGTGGAGCCGTTGGCAACGATGGCGGTTCAGGTGCCACGGGCATTGTTCTACTCCGATACAAGGTCGTCTGATGGTCCTTCCCGCTTACATCGACGCCGAAACGGGCGCTATCACGGACGGCGAGGCATGGGTCGCCTTGAATACGAAGAGCCTTGGGTCGGACACGGCATCCATCACATTCACATCGGGGTACAACGACGCTGGGGCACTTGTAGGCGGTGTACAAGCGTGGGACCAGTACATGGATCTTGTTGTCATCACATACGGGAGAACCGCTACGGCTGTCCCTTCGGACAACATCTGGATGCGGTTCGGCACGGGCGGTGGTTCAGTAGACACGACCAACGGCAACTATGCGGGGGTGTTCTTGGAGAGCAACGGTTCATCGGCGTCGGCGGATGTTGAGGCTCAACCGATTGTCGGAAACCTGCCAGCCAACTCGGTGACAGACGCAAGCATCTTCGGCAGCATGGTGTCAACCCTGTTTGATGTGAACTCTGGGAAGTACAAGAACTCGCTACACCTGTCGGCAAGCGATACCGATGGCTCTGGTTACATGAGGACAATGTCGATGACATGGAAGGACCAAGGTGCAATCACTTCCATTCAAGTGGTTTCTAAGAACGCAGGCAACTTGAAGGACGGTTCGATGTTTTCGTTGTTCGGCATCTTGCCAAGGATGACCCCTCCTAGTGCGACTGTGACGGTGGCCTGATGGCTGTTATCGAAGCAATCGCCACAACATATTTGGAGGCTGATGCTGCGTCCGTGACGTTCTCGTCTATTCCTGCGACGTATGAGCATTTGCAACTGCGGGCGTCGATCCGTTCGACGGACTCAGGGGCTAGTTTGAGTGGTTACAACGGCGGCCTCAAATGTCGAATCAATGGTCAGACGGCTGGGTATTGGACTAAGACAATGCAGGGGGGCGATTACAACGGAGCGGGGTCGGTGTCGGCTGATACTTGGGCTGGAGGTACGGATGACCACATGACCCTCGGGTATGCCCCAACCGCCGATGTGGATGGCGCTGTCTACGGAAGCGTGATCTTCAACTTATTTGATTACGCCAACCCAGCCAAAAACTCAACCTTCCAAAACTACAGCGGTTACGGGCTGGGCGACCCTAGCGGTGAGGGCATGAGCGTAAACTTTATTTCTAATCTTTTGGCTTCATATACCTCTGCGATAGACACGATCCTCCTCTACGGCAACAACAACTTTGTGCGTGGCTCCGAATTTTCACTGTATGGGATTCAGGAGTAGACGATGGCTGCTTGGACCCACATCGCCCACGACACGATCATCGGCGGTCTACCCGCAGTGTCGGTTACTTGGTCGTCCATTCCGACGGACGGCACCTACGACCATCTGCTCGTCAAAGTGTCGGCCCGTACAGACAAGGCGGGGATCTTCGATCCTGTCCGCATCCAGTTCAACGGCGATTCGACTTCTGGCAACTACTCAAACACATATACATATGTGGGGGATACGTCTGTGGGGGGTGGTCAGGACGATGGCGAGAACTACATCCACCACCTCTATGCGGCGTGCGGCGGCACCACCCTTGCAAGCACGTTCGGGACCGCTGAGATTTGGATACCGAACTATGCGAACTCTGCGAACTACAAGTCGGTGATTTGTGGTGGCACCGTCAATAACAACTCAAACAGTGGCTGGGATTGGGTGTTGACCCAACTCGGTGGGCTGTGGCAGGACCAAAGTGCGATCACCCAGATCGACCTGACCACGGAAGGGGCCTCGAAGTATCAGGCTTATTCCACCTTCGACCTCTACGGAATCAAAGGCGCTTAGGAGGCGCATCATGCCAAGACAAAAAGTAGTCAACGGGGTCTACTACGACCTCACACCAGAAGAAGAAGCGGAACTGGAGGCACAGGCTGAGGCCGCTGATCTGGACATGAGCATGGTCCGCTCCCAGCGTGACAGCCTGCTGCGCTCCAAGGACTGGACACAGGTCGGGGACGCTGCTTTGGGTGACCACACCGCTGAGGAGTGGGCTACATACCGTCAGGCTCTCAGGGATCTGCCGTCGGTGTACAGTCGTGTGTCTGAGGTTGTGTGGCCGAATGATCCTCCGACACAGGCGCTTGAAGAAGCGGCCGAATGACCGAAACCGTGTTAGAAACCCCCGCCCCCGCCTGCACTATACAAATGGGTGGTACGGCGTGCCCTTTTTGCGGAGCGCCCATGCAACGCGCAGGCTCATGTCTGGTGTGCCCCATGTGCGGTGAAACGAGCGGTTGCTCCTGATGGAATGGATCGGCTTCGCAGGACTGATAGCCGCCGCTCTCATAAGCGGCGTCTTTGCGGTAGTCGCATCCAAGTATCGCCGTGAGAACACGGCGCAGCACGCGGCGAATCAGGTTCGCCTTGACGCTATTGGTACTGACATATCTGAGATCAGTAGGGATGTGCGTTCTGTGCGTGAGTGGCAGCATCGTCACTTGGAGTGGCATGCGGAGCAGGGGGCGGCGTAGTGGCTGTTGTGTATAAGCCGACGCGTCGAATGCGGGGAGAGAACGCACGGCCTATTGAGTACGAGTTGAGGAAGATCCAGCAGAAGTTGGACGATTTAGAGGCCCGCGTCACGGCGTTGGAGCCGTAGGAGTAAACATGGGTATTAGGAGATCAGCATCAGAGTACGGGTCAGCGGTCGGTGACGAACAGGTGGCGGTGTCCAATACCGCCATTGGTATTACTGCTGCGACTGGGGCTGTGGCGGCAATGGTTACCAATGGTGCGGAACCGATCAGGGTTCGTTGGGGCACCCCCACGGCGAGTGTGGGACATTATTTGAATCCTTACAGTGTGTTGGATTTGTATGAGGACGACATGTCTGATGTGAAGTTTATTCGGGTGTCGTCAGATAGCACTGTTGATGTCACCTACTTCGGTTAGGAGCGATTATGCCTTCAAGGATTACTCAGCGTGTAGATCAGGTTTCCACGGGGGACATTTCGGCTGTCACTGCCGGTGTTGCGATCAGTGGCGGTGGAACAAGTGGCGCGGTTACCATAAATGTTGTTGTAGCGGATGACGATCTTATTATAGCGGGGCAGGTTTTTAACTGATGGCCTTTGATCCCTTCGCCCAGTACAATGTGTCGGACCCTTATGGCACGTCGCCTTCTCAGCGGCTGTCGATGGCTTTGTCTAACACGGCGTATAAGCGGCAGGGGGTCAACCGGGATTTGAACACGAACCTGTTTGACATGTCGAAGGCGTATGGGAAGCAGACGCCGCAGATTGAGGCGGGGATGGCTCGTCGGGGTTTGCAGGATTCGGGGATCAGGAATAAGGCGTTGGCTGAGGCGATGGCGGTGTATGAGCGTCAGCGGACGCAGCAGCGTCAGGCAACTCAGGATGCGTTGATGCAGTTGGCGTTGCAGGATCTGAGCGCATATGGGACGTATGCGGGTCAGAGGTTCCAGTCCACGTTGGGGGGCGCTCAGTCGCAGGCTGAGATGGCGGCGCAGATTCGGGAGGCGTTGGGCTGATGGCTATTGATGTTATTACCGGTAAGCCGATCAAGCCGCAGTTTGAGGGGCAGCGCACGAATGTAGACATTGACTTTGATCCGGCAGAGTGGCAGGAACAGTGGAATCTGGGGGAAGCGGGGAATGTTGGCACTGTTGAGGCGCAGGCCATACAGAGCATTCAGGACGCGCTGTACAACCCAGCAACTGGGACCGGACGTTACGCGGGGGACCCGTTCTATATGGCGACTGGGGACGACATAGCGGCTGCGTGGGCTGCTGACAACGCTGCGAAGGCCGGAACGCCCGATTTTCAACCACATACCCCCACACAGGCGGAGTTGGATCGTACGGGTGATGTGCGTTTACAGGCTGAGGCTGAGCGCATCTTCAGAGAGCAAATAATGGGCGGGTACAACCCGAACATTGATTACCGCGCTGAGAATGTCACCCCGAATGTGTTTCTGCGGTCTGGTGAGGGGCTGCGCGGCTGGGACGCCATGGGCCGTCCAACGGTAGAACAACCGGGCGGGGTGCCTCTTGGCTACGGGATGCCGGAGGTTCCGGGCTGGGTTGACCCGGCCACTGTGACACAGGCAGCACCGGCACCAGCACCGGCAGCACCACCGGCGGCACCAGCGGCGGCA